GTCAATCACACTGGCAGGACAACTTGCTATCAAATGGGCTGAGAGGGCAGTAAACGATGAGATGCAAAATATTCTCCAAACCAGCGATGACTACGTTGTTGCAATTGACACCGATTCTGTTTATATTAGGATGGGGGATCTTGTTGATCATTTTCGCCCAAAGAATCCTGTTGGGTTCCTAGACAAGATTTGCTCTGAGCACTTCGAGAAGGTGCTGTCAAAATCCTATGCGCAGATGGCAGATACTACCGGAGCATACGAGAACCGTATGGAGATGGGTCGTGAGGTAATCGCAGACCGTGGTATCTGGATGGCAAAGAAGCGATACATCCTGAACGTGCATAACAACGAGGGTGTCCAGTATGCCACCCCTAAACTCAAGATGATGGGCATCGAAGCAGTCAAGTCATCGACACCTCAGATCGTGCGTGATAAGTTCAAGAAGATCTTCCGTGTCATCGTCGAGGGCACTGAGTCAGATACGCAACAGTTCATTCGTGATTTCAAGACTGAGTTCAAAGCACTGCCACCCGAAGACATCTCGTTCCCTCGTGGTGTGTCCGACATAGATAAGTGGTCAGACCGTGAGACTGTGTACAAGAAAGGTACACCTATCCACGTGCGGGGTGCGCTATGCTACAACGGTGCGGTCAAGGAGCACTCGCTGACCAAGAAGTACGAGATGGTCAAGAACGGAGAGAAGGTCAAGTTCGTCTACCTCAAGATGCCAAACCGTCTAGGCGAGAACGTGATCACCTATCCGCTGAACCTACCACGTGAGTTGGGTCTGCACGACTACGTGGACTATGAGATGATGTTTGCCAAGACATTCGTCGATCCGCTCGAACCGATCCTTGATGCGGTTGGGTGGAGCGCAGAACCGAAAGCAACACTGGAGGATTTCTTTGGGTAATGGAATATTTAAGCAAAAGTAAAAATACAGTAAAACAAGGTGAAGTGTCGGAACATAGATTTGCTTTAAAATGTTTTGCCGATCTAGGATATATGGTGAGTTGGCCATCCGGAACTGCTGACTACGACTTGGTAGTTGATGTTAATGGTCGTCTCTTGAGAGTACAAGTGAAGTCTTCAGGTACAGACAGTAATAGGTATATGATATGTAAAGGTACCAATGCTGTAAAGTCTGGCGAACAGGGTAAATATCCTTATCCTGAAAATGCTATCGACTATTTTGCTATACATGACATCCCTGCAGATGAATGGTATATTATACCTAGAAGGGATACAGGTGATAGGATGGCAGTGTCTATATCTAAGAAAAATAAATTCTACAAATATAAGGACAATTGGACCTTCGAAGATTATTCGGTTGAAGAGAATACCCTAGAGGATTTCTTTGGATGAAGACAGATCACTTGATGTGGAAAGAAGACGGGTGGGGATACCTACCCGCAAACAAGGATGTCTTCCACACGTTCGAGTGGATCAGACATCACTACAAACCTAAGAAGATTCTGGAGATCGGATTCTACGCAGGGCACTCCACTACCTACATGGCACAGATCTTCAAGGAAGCACACATCACATCTTGCTGTCCAGATCATCCTCGTGGTCGCCAATATGGTGAGATTGTTATGGACACCTTTGACAACGTGACTGTACACCTTACACCGTCGCCTGAGATTTACGATAGACTCATGGGTGAGACATTCGACTTTGTATTCATTGATGGCAACCACACACTGGCACAGGTAAAGATTGATACTGACGTAGCAATCAAGTTTGGTGCCCGTTGCGTACTGTACGACAACACCGAACTGCCACAGGTACGTCGAGGTATCTGGGGTGAGATTGGAAAGAACCGACTCAAGATGATTCGAAAGTTTCCATACCGAACAAACTTTAAGGAAGGTGGAGTCAATGAGATGCGATTCCTTGAAGTACTTGACAACACATAGTTCCTATGTTATGATGCCTTTATGAAATATGAATTCACTATATTTAAGTCTCAGTTTGACAACAAGACTCACAAGACTATGGACTTCGGTTCGTGGGATCGCTTCGTAGGTCTGCTGTATAAACTGAGCGAGAAGGAAGGTCAGAAAGGTGGAAATAATTCTAGTCCTCTTATTACTCCTGCTGTTTTTCAAGCCGGTAGCACACGCTCTAATAAATCTACTCTACGTTGGGGTGGTTGGTGTGCTGTTGATGTGGACGATCATGTTTTTCCTCATGATGTACTATCTCTAAAGGAGACACTGATCGAGCAGTTCTCTGACTACGATTTCGTGGTCTATTCTACTGCATCGAGTCGAGACGACTATCTCAAGTTTCGTATTGTATTCCGTCTGGATGAGGAAGTCGAGCACGAACGAATAAAACCATTCTGGTATGCACTCAACACTGAACTAGGCGAGATCGGAGATCCGCAGACCAAGGACATGGCACGTATGTACTATGTCCCTGCTGTCTATCCAAATGCCAAGAACTTTATCTTCCGTCATGATGGTGGGTCGCCACTCAATACCTCTGAGTTGATTGCCAAGCATCCCTATGTCGAGAAGACAGGCAACTCATTCCTAGATCGTCTGCCACCAGAGATGCAACGGCAGATTATTGAGCACCGTAAGAATCAACTAAATAACACCGACATCAATTGGGTTTCGTATCGTGATTGTCCGTTCTGGCCACGTAAACTAGGTGCGGAGTATCAGTCAATCACTGGCACTGGTTGGTATCACAAGATGTACCAAATTATGATTGCGATTGCGGGTCGAGCATACGAGAAGGGATATCCCATCACTGCTAATCAGATAGCAGATATGTGCAAAGAGTTTGATCGTGAGACAGGTAATTGGTATGAGAACCGACCTCTGACTGTAGAGGCAGATCGAGCATTGGAGTACATATACCGCAATGGCTAAATGGCAAGACATGCTGAAGCAGATCGAACAAGAGATCGATCATAAGGACTTTCTTCGGCAAAGAACAATCAGCAAGACAGTCCATCCCCGTCAAGGAGGAAGTACCGCAAACTCTTTACAGAAGAGATACCTCAAACACTTAGGAGACAAAGTAGAGAAGTATCGCTACGAAGATCCGGAGGTTGGCAAACCTCACATCCAAGATGAGAAGATGAGTCAGACGACTGTCCAGTCAATCTACCACCTGACCAATATAGACAAGACCGTCAATCCTTTGACACTAACTCGCATCGTCGATATCGGCGGTGGGTATGGTAATCTATGTGCTGTACTTCGTCATGCAGGATATGGTGGTCGATATGCTATTGTTGATTTCCCGCAGATGCACAAGATGCAACGTAAGTTCCTAAATGAAACTATCGGACTGACAGGTGTTGAATTCAAAACATTAGACCAGATGGACGACCTCTGGGGAGACCTTCTGATTGCTACGTTTAGTCTCAACGAGATGCCACTCGAAGATCGCAAATACATAGAAAGGAATATAGAAAACTTTCGATACTTCTATATCCAGCATAACAAAAGTTTTGATGGTATCGACAATACGTCATACTTCGATACATTTACTAAGAACCTAGAAGACACGTTCGACATAGAAAGATGGGATTGTCCAGTATACGGAAATCACCCCATTCTATTAGGAAGGAGAAAATGAGCAGAAAAATTCTAATCACCGGAGCAGCCGGTTTCATTGGGTCACAGTTGATGAATCGACTGTATCACAAAGGAGAGTTGGTCATAGGTCTAGACAACTACAACGACCATCTCTACTCACCCACACTCAAACGAGATCGTGTCAACCACTTCGACATCGACGTGCGCTATGTGGATCTGCGTAATGAATATCATCTCGAAGAGTTTATGGTCAAACACAAACCCACTCACATCATTCACCTTGCGGCACATGCGGGTGTGCGTGACTCGTTTGGTAAAGAGAAGCAGTACCATGCCAACAACATCGATGCCACTCAAAACCTGATTGATCTATGTAAGAAGCATTTGCCTAACACACGTATCATCTATGCATCAACCTCGTGTGTCTTTGCGGGGTCTGAGTTGCCATGGACTGAGGGTAATGAGACAGGTAAGCAGTTGAACCCATACGGTTATACCAAGTGGGCAAACGAGTGTCAGATGCAGTGCTCTGGACTGAACACGACGGGTCTACGTTTCTTTACTGTGTATGGTCCATGGGGTAGACCTGACATGGCACTGTTTACCTTCACGAGAAAAATACTTGCAGACGAACCGATTGACGTGTATAATTATGGGGATATGATGCGTGACTTTACCTACGTAGAGGATATCCTAGATGGTATCGAATGCGTACTGAATGCGGATATTCCTGCAGGTGAGATATATAATATCGGCAGGGGGCAACCCGTGCAACTCATGGACTTCATTCGAGAGATCGAGAAGAACTGTGGTAAGCAAGCAACATATAACATGATGCCCAAGCATCCAGCAGATACGTTGGGTACTTGGTCGAACACAGATAAGTTAGCAGGTTTGGGATATCGTCCTGACACAAACGTGGCAGACGGTATTCGCAACTTTTATGAATGGTATGTGGAGTATCATAATGGCAGATGATTTTGATGATTATGCCCCAGAGAAACCTACGGGTGAGGGGCAAGCAGAACCTATTGGACGAAACAACCCATTGCGTATGGGTATCGTCGGTCATGGTTTTGTAGGTAAAGCAGTAGAGTATGCGTTCTACCATCCTATGGTGGAGCACTTCTTGGTTGATCCTAAGCACGATACGTCTATTGACGATCTGATCAAGTGGAAACCACAGATTGCTTTTATCTGTGCACCCACACCTCAGAACCCTGACAGTGGTTTTGTGGATGCGTCTATTGTGGAGGACGCAGTACTGAAGTTGATCTATCACACCAATGCGTTTGTTGTTGTCAAATCAACAATCACGCCAGACATCGTGGATCGAATGTACAACTCTATCGAACCTCAAGACTATGACAGGTTCATCTACAACCCTGAGTTTCTGACAGAGAAGTCTGCTTGTGAGGATTTCGTAAACGCAGAGCATCACGTGTTCGGTGGCACCCAAGCTGCTTGTGATGAACTTGGGCAGATCTATGATATCTTCTCTAACTGTAAGTCAGACAAGTATTATCGTATGTCTGGTTGCGAAGCATCGTTTGTGAAGTATGCAACCAACGCATACCTTGCTACCAAGTTGACGTTCTTCAACCAACTCAAGGATCTGGTAGATTCGTTTGACTGTAGTTATAACATGGTCACTCGTGCAATGGGTGCGGATGATCGTATCGGTATCAAGCACACACGGGTACCGGGTCCAGATAAGAAGAAAGGATTTGGTGGTGCGTGTCTACCCAAAGATACCATGGCACTGCTGAAGTTCTCTGAGACTCGTGGTGAAAATAATCGTTTCGATTTGTTAGAAAATGTCTTGACAATCAACAACGGTTATCGTATAATGTACGAGTTAGATCAACGTGAAAAAGTGAACAACATTACATTTGGAGATGCGCATGAGCATAATGGACAAACTGAAGAAGAACTCGAAACTCAAGACGACGGAGGTACTGTCGGAGTCTAAGTTCTTCACAGAGAAGGACATGGTACCCACATCGGTACCGATGGTAAACGTTGCCCTGTCCGGTTCAATCAATGGTGGCGTAACGCCCGGACTCACCGTCCTAGCAGGACCATCAAAACACTTCAAGACATCTTTCGCCCTGCTTATGGCAGGTGCGTATCTGGAGGCAAAGAAAGATGCGGTACTACTATTCTACGATAGTGAGTTTGGTTCACCCCAGTCTTATTTCGAGCAGTTTGGAATTGACACTTCTAGGGTTCTTCATACTCCTATCACTAACGTAGAAGAACTCAAGTTCGACCTGATTGCGCAACTCGAAGAGTTAGAGCGTACTGACGACGTGATCATCGTGATCGATTCTATCGGTAACCTTGCGTCGAAGAAGGAACTAGAGGATGCGATGAGCGAGAAGTCTGTCGCAGATATGTCACGAGCAAAAGCACTCAAGGGTCTGTTCCGTATGTGTACTCCGTACCTTGCGATGAAGAACATCCCTCTGCTTGCGGTCAACCATACATATAAAGAGATTGGATTGTTCCCGAAGGATATTGTTGGTGGTGGTACAGGTATCTACTACTCTGCTGATAATATCTGGATTTTGGGTCGCCAACAGGACAAGGTAGGTACTGAGATCAAGGGTTACCATTTTGTCATCAACATCGAGAAGAGTCGATATGTTAAAGAGAAATCTAAGATCCCTGTATCAGTATCTTGGGAAGGTGGGGTACAACGTTTTAGCGGTCTGCTGGATGTTGCTCTTGCTGGTGGTTACGTTGCTAAACCTTCTAATGGTTGGTATTGTCGGGTTGATACTTCCACTGGTGAACTGGTTGATCCAAAGGTACGTCTCAGTCAAACGATGGATGAAGAATTCTGGACTCCTATCCTAGAGTTCACGGACTTCCCTGAGTTCATCGAAAAACAATTCAAAATTGGCTTGCCAACGCAGGTTGATCCTGATACAATAGTGGAAACAGTTGATGAATGATAGAATGCAAGAAGGGGTTGACTATGAGTTGATCCCTGTTGAATACATTGATCACGACCAAGCATGGGATATTCGTATCCTGCTTGGTCCGTTTACTGAGACCGTGATTCGTTATGGTACTATTCGCATAGATGGTGTAGCAGAAGAATTACGATTTGACTTTCGTGTAGTGGAGTCGCCCGACCTAGATGTCACTTCTGAAGACCTAGAGTTACAGAAGACTGCTACGTATATCTTAGAAGATATATTAGAGCGTGGCATGAAGGAAGGGTGGGTGCACGGCAAAGAATCCAAGGATTTGACTATTGATGGAAATACAATTGGAACAGACGATTCTGAGGAATCTACTGACTAATGATGATTATGCAAGGAAGGTTGCCGCCTTTATAACACCTGACTACTTTGAAGGGGTCTACAAGGGTCTCTTCAAAGAGTTTACGCAGTTCATTGCGAAATACAATCGCCTTCCTACTATGGAAGCATTCAAGATTGAGATTGATGAAAACAATCGTCTCAATGATGAGCAGTATCGACATGCTATCGAACTGCTCCCCAATATCTTCACTCCTGAACCAGAGAACCTTGAGTGGTTGCTTGAACGCACAGAGAAGTGGTGTCAAGACCGTGCTGTATTCAATGCAGTTATGGAATCCATAAGTATCATTGATGGTAAGCACCAGACGCTATCCAAGAATGCTATACCCGATGTGCTGAGTAAGGCACTGGGTGTGTCGTTCGATACCAACATCGGTCACGACTACTTGGAGAATGTAGATGAGCGATTTGATTTCTACCATACGCAGGAAGAGAAACTTCCTTTCGACTTGGATTACTTCAATCGTATCACTAAGGGTGGACTACCTAATAAAACTCTCAACATCGCACTTGCAGGTACGGGTGTTGGTAAGAGTCTTTTCATGTGTCATTGTGCTGGTAGTGCCTTGTCTCAAGGAAGGAATGTCCTGTATATCACTATGGAGATGGCTGAAGAGCGAATTGCGGAACGTATCGATGCGAATCTACTTAACGTCCCGATAGACCAACTAGAGAACCTATCACGTGATATGTTCACAAGCAAGGTACAATCAATTGCAGAGAAGACCCAAGGTAAACTGGTGGTCAAAGAATACCCAACAGGACAGGCAAACGCATCACACTTCCGTGCCCTGTTGAATGAACTGAAACTCAAGAAGAACTTTGTTCCGGACATCATCTACATCGATTACCTGAACATCTGTGCTTCTGCTAGAATGAAGAGTATGGGCGGTGCTATTAACTCGTATACGTATATCAAGTCTATTGCTGAAGAGTTACGTGGTCTTGCCGTGGAATTCGACGTGCCGATCGTGTCTGCAACGCAGACGACTCGTTCTGGTTACTCTAATGATGACGTGGGGTTGGAAGATACGTCCGAATCTTTTGGACTACCCGCAACCGCTGACTTCATGTTCGCACTTATCAGCAACGAAGAACTCGCAAACAACGGACAAATACTTGTAAAGCAGTTGAAAAACAGGTATAATGATCCAACTACATATCAAAGATTCGTGGTTGGTGTGGACCGATCTAAGATGCGACTCTATGATGTTGATCAAAATGATTCACCATTGAATCAAGAGGAAGACACCGGACCTGCATTTGACAATTCGACAAGTGGTGAACGGGTTGGGTCAGAAAGGTTTGAAGGATTTAGAGTATGACACCTATTGAATTGACAATACTGTTTATGATCTTTGTCACCGTATCGTTCTGGTACGGTAAGAGGCAAGGACATGAAGAGGGAAGGTACCTTGGTGTGGAGGACACACTGAGGTACATGATGACCAACAAATACATCACCGACGAAGGACTAAGGTGGATGGAAATAATGAGCGAAGAATACATGGAGCAAGATGATGAGTAGAGTAAGTCTGGTTTGTATCAGCAAACCCAATGCTGAGACTGGATGTTTTACAGCAAACGAGTTGGTAGCATATACTGCTCGTGTGAGTAATCCTGAAAATCAAAACAACAATCAGTCGGCACCACGACTGTTGCGATACCTAGCAAAGAACGAGCATTGGTCTCCGTTCGAGATGGTACATATGACTATGGAAATCAAGACGACTCGTGACATTGCACGACAGATGCTACGTCATCGCTCGTTTTCATTCCAAGAGTTTAGTCAACGGTACGCAGAGGCAGAAGCTTTCCTGCAACGTGAAGCACGACTACAGGATCCAAAGAACCGACAGAACTCTATTGAGTTGGATGATGTTGAAGACTTCGGTAAGGGTGGTAATAAAACTCAGCACGAACGTCTGCACGAAAACTGGAACATGCGTCAGAAAAATGTTATTCGAGCAGCTAAGGAAGCATATAATTGGGCACTAGATAATGGTATTGCTAAGGAACAGGCACGTGCTGTTTTACCTGAAGGCAACACTGAGTCCACGTTGTATATGGCAGGTTCGTTGCGATCATGGATTCACTACTGCCAGTTGCGCATGAGCAACGGTACGCAGAAAGAGCATATCCGTGTGGCAGAGCAATGCTGGGAGATTGTGAAGATTCATTTCCCTGAACTGATTGAGGCACTTGATGAAGAGTAGAGATCGATTTGTATGTCCCGTCATTGAAGTTGATGGGGAACTTTGTCTAGAGTTTCCAGATGATTTGATGGAAGCACTTGACTTAGGTATAGGAACTGTGTTAGTATGGGAACCTTTACCATCTGGTGAATGGACTATTAAACGCTTCGTAGAGGAGGAGCAAGAATGAGTTTAAAAGGAGCAGTGGTGACTTTGATGGCACCTATTGGTGAGTATGTTGGTCGGTTAGATCGTGTCGAGGATGGAAATGTATATCTTACCAATCCACGTTTGATCGTGAAAGGACCAGATGGTCAGATCGGGTTTGGTCGTGGAGTCTGCATGTCTGCCGAAGAACAACCTAAAGAGGTTATGTTTACAGAATCTATCTTTGTTGCTAAGACCAATGATGACTTTGAGAAATCATGGATTGAAGCAACTAGTGGTATTATTGTATAATGACTGAAGTCGTAATCCGAAACCAAGAGATTCTAGCGACTCTCAACAGTTTCAAGGATGATCTGCTAGGTACAGAGGGATACAACGATCCCAAGTACCACATATATAGTTCCGAAGCAGACAAGAGCAACGGAGAGTACTATTGTTCGCAAGAGTATCTCGACGAATGTTTGTCCCGTGATACATTAGTCGGACCACCTGATCGCCACTTCGCACAACCTATTGCGAAGATGATACGATCAGAACCCGACAAGTGGGGAGACTATATGCAACGAGTTAAGTATGACTTTGCGGCAGAGATCGGGGCACACACCAGTGCCCTTTTGTCGTATTACCCTCCCGGTGGTTTCGTGGGTTGGCATACTAACTACGATGCTTCTGCTTACCAAGTGCTGTTTACTTGGTCGGACGGCAACGGATACTTCCGCTACCGTGATAATGAGACAGGCGAGATTGTACACATACCGGATGTAGAAGGTTGGCAGTGTCGTCACTATTACTTTGCACCTGAGTCAGAACCAGAGAGTTTGTGCTGGCACTCTGCCTATGCAGGTGGTGAGAGAATTACTCTTGCATACAAGTTCTGTGGATATGGTATCAACGATCCACGTGATTGGATTGCAAGAGAACTGCGTGATTTGTTAATTGAAGATATAGAGAGTGAGTAAAATTATGTATGCACATACACCCCCGTTCGATACTGTAAGTACTGGCACCGTTGAGGTCCAAGAAGAGTTGCCTTTGGGTGACATTCTTATAGGTGATGATATCACTATTAATCTGATTGACTTTCCAGATAACGTGAGACCAGACTACAAGTACAGTGAAGATCGTCTTATCAACGAACTGCAAGCATACGTGGACAAGACGTATGGCGAGCATTATTCTCAGAATAAATACCAAGCAACGGAGTTCATCATTGATGGTGGACATGGTATGGGATTCTGTCTGGGAAATATCCTGAAGTACACTCAGCGATACGGCAACAAAGAAGGGTACAACCGCAAGGATCTCATGAAGGTATTGCACTATGCATTGATTGCATTGCACTGTCATGACTTGGAAAATGATTAATGCTTTTACTTAACGGATGTTCTTTTGTGTGGGGTGATGAACTGGAAGGATTTGATTCCAGTCCACCCACACACTGGGACAAAACTTTCGGTGCTATTCTTGCAGACAAGTTAGACATGTCTTATGTCAACCTTGCTAGATGTGGTAATGGCAATCGAAAGATCTTTCGTGATACTATGAAGTATCTACGGACAGGCGAGCATCGAGATAAGATCACACATATGGTTGTGCTTTGGTCTGCCTTCGAGCGACAAGAAGTTGCTGAGTCGTATGGTCCGGGTATAGAAGAAGTAATGAAAATTCAACGTACCCAATGTATGACGCAATTCTCTCCTGCTCGTATCACCACTCTTATGAATTCCGAACTAGCAAATGCGCTAGACTACCTCTATGATCACTACGATACTCTGCGTACTGAGATCATGGAGACTATGACTTATATGACTACCCTACAGTATATCTGTGAAGAAAGGGGGATCAAGTATATCTCTGGTGGATTCAACCCTAGAATGTGGGAAGAGTTTATTCACGTAATGAAACCTCACTGGTATAGTGGTATCAATCCTGATCAACATTGGGGTCCGTGGATGGAGTGGATTCAAGATGAACTTGACTATCTAAAGGATACTTCACGAACAGGTCTAAACCGATTCAGTAATCTGGTAGATATTGCAGAGTCTCTAGATCCACCAGACTTCAAGCCAGCAGGACATTGCGGAGAAAGATCACAGGTTGTATTTGCAGAAGACCTATATAATATATTCATGAATGAGTTGACAGAATGAAAAATATTATCCTACAGCATTGGGCAGGACCAATGAACGAACTGGTAGAGAAGTCTACCGAAAGTATCAGAGCATACGCAGAGTCCATCGGAGCAGACTACGAGTTCATTCGTGGCATTGTCTTCATGCCCAAGATCGCACACAAACTTGACTACCCCTGCCAGAAACTAATCTATCTTGATGAGAAGTATGATGAGTACGACTATGTGGTCATGGTCGATGCAGACATGTTTGTTGCCAAGAATTGTAATCAAAACATTTTTACTGACGACGTAGGTATCGGTAGGCACACGGCAATCCAGACTGCGCTACGTAAGAACCTCGTTGGTCTGTATCCAGACTACGGAAGCGAAGACGCACCTTACTTTGGTGGGTCTGTGTTTCGATTATCACGTGAGGTTCGACAGAAGTTTCGTGCCGCACTAACCGAAGACATCGTGATGGCATTTGCTCGACGCTATCATGATGAGGGTGTGATGCACTGCCTTGCTAACAGGGTGGGTCTGAAGCACACCGACAAGGACGTGTATCTGAACGGACAGATGTGGAACTACTCATCGTTCGAACCAGATGTGGATCGTGCAAACTTTATCCACATACGAACTAAGGTCACTCCGCAGGGTCCAAAACGAGAAAAGATTAAGAACTATCGTGAATTAGTTCGCAGGAACTTAATATAATAGCATGTCAAAATACTGACAGGTATAAATAGGTTTAAATGAGGAGAATATCATGTTTAGATTTATGGTGTTAGGTGCTTTAATGTTAGCATCTTTAGGTGTTCAGGCACAGGAGACGGATACGACGACTTCTACGGTTGAACCAATTATTACTGAGAGTACAGTAATTACTCAGGGCAAGACTGAAACAACGTTGAAGTCACCCCCTGCGTCTGCTATCTCTCCCACTATCAACACGTCGAACTCAGACTTGTGTACGTTCGGTGTTGCGGGTGCGGTGCAGACTCAGATCTTGGGTATCTCAACGGGTACTCAGATTACTGACTCACATTGTGAAATGTTGAAACAGGCAAAAACGTTATTTGATATGGGGATGAAAGTGGCTGCCGTCTCGACCATGTGCCAAGATAGACGGGTCTTTGAGGCGATGATGAATGCAGGAACTCCGTGTCCGTATGACGGTTTGATCGGGCAAGAAGCAAAAGCGGCATGGGAAATAAATGCTGAGAAGCAACCCGGTGCTGAGAAGAAAGATGAGGGCATGAGTGATGGAACTAAGACAGCTATGTACGGCAGTGGTATTGCTGGTCTGCTCCTCTTACTCTTACTCTGAGGAAGTTTACGGTACGTCAACCAATGCCGCCAATGCGGGGTTGAATTGGGTGATGACAAACATTCTGCCTCAACAGACGGGGTTGACTGTGAATGGTGTCGTGTATCGATACACCACAGTAAAAGATGCTGAAGATGAGATGTTAGTCCATGTTCAGAACGAAGATGCAATCAATGGTGGTTACATCTTTCGAGAGACAGATGATTGGTCGGGTCTACCGGGAAACACGATCAACAAGTTAGTGCCTGTCAATGATGTCCCCATACAATATTGGGGTGATGGGTCAATAGAAGTTGAAGGGAAGGGTGAAGTAACAGACGCAACAGTATTGTACAACTATCGATACGATACCTGTTTCGAAGTTACAGACAATCCGGAGTGTCCGAACTACATTCCTCCGCTTGCTTTGCCAGACATTGAAGCATACGATCCAATGAAGGATCAGTTTGTTCAAGACGAACTGGAGAAGGAAACAGAGGTTGATGATGAGGATGAAGAAGAAAGGCAACGACGTAAAGTTGCTAAAGAAAAGAAGAGAGATGAGAGACTAGAAGCAATACTTGGGATGGCGAACAACTCATTATTGGCGACAGAACAACAAGTCAAACATAATGAATTGATGTCGCTCAACTATGTACCTTCTAATTATTATGCTACTCTTCCAGATACTAAATATGATGAAACAGTAGTGTTGAAAGATGCTAATCTACCTGATAATAGAAAGGCACGTAGGCAAAGTGTTTCTCAACAATTACTACATAAAAAATTGGTTGATCTACAGTATGAAAAATAATTACAATTAAGGAGCATACTAATGTTTGCAAAAAAGGCACTTGCAGTGGCAAGTTTATTAACTTTCGCTGGAGCAGTAAATGCGGAAATCCCAATCATGGGAACAGTTGAGTCTAAGTGTGTTGTTACTCCAGATACCTCTGGTGTCTATGGTAACCCTACTCCTAGTACTCTGACAACAGATCAAGTTGGTGGTGGTGTAATGCCCATCGTTCGTTACGATGTCATTCAGTCAGACTACTACAAGGCATTGATCACAATCCCCGATGGATTCACAGAGAGTCCTACTCTTTCTGATACGGTCGTATTCAGTGGAGACGTTTCTGTGTCTGAGGTAACTGATCCTCTCATGGCAGACTACGATGCTAACAAGCGTCTATATAACAATGTGACCGAAGTTGATCTGACCTATCAAGGTAGCACTTGGTTCAAGGTATCGTCTATCGCATTCTATGGATACGATAAGGCATTTCCTGCGGGTCAATATCGTTCAGTAGTAACTGCGGAGTGTATCGCAATATAAGGTGAACTATGCGTTATATCATGACATTATTATTGTTCCTTTACGGTGGGTACGCAAGTGCCCACCAATGGACACCTACCTATCCTAAGTTGGAATCATCTTATGTACCCAACGTACTAAAGGTTAGTATGAGGTTGTTCAACAATAGAAAGGATACGCAGTTTTATGAACTAGGTGTATTCGATGCGGATATGAATGGTATGAAGTTCGCAACGACCGAACGCATAGTTCAGGTGGATTATCTGGGAAGCAAGTCCATAGATATATTCATCCGAGAGCAAGACAGAGACAAAGCAGTCTACGTTTGCTCTAAATCTAAACTGTTGAAGGGTTCAGAATCTAAGACTATGGTAGTCTCTAGGATCTGTTCGAAAATAAAATGAGACGAATATTATTCACTTTATTGATGTTCACGTGTAGTGGTGTGTACGCACAATCTAGTTCACTAAACCTTGCGCTTCCACAGTCACCTCAAAGTTTTCAGTCGGACAGGGTTCGAGCAGGAGACCTTGAGTGTTCTGCGGCTATCGGTTCTTCGACTAACGTAGAGTTTGGTGTGGTAGGCATACTCAACCAGAATGATCCTTGGGATCAGTATCGTATCGGTGCAGGATATCCCGTAAACGATCCATCTCTTGGTCCTACCTATAACAACGACTTCATGCGTGATGTGGGTGTGTATGCTAAGATCACCATTCCGATTGGTGCTCCAAAGGAACGATTGAACTGTAATGCCCTATATAAATTAGAACTACAGAAGAAGAGACTGGAAGTCTTGAAATTACAACAAGAGGTTGCTAATCTCAAGGCGCTACAGTTCGAGGAGAACTAATGGCAGAGTTCGAATTTGCAGGAATGACATTCAAAGGCGGTAAGGCGGCAGTTGTCCTTACTGCTTTGTCTACGTTGGGTGGTACTGCGTGGGCAGGTTTTGAATTCTATAAAGACTATATGGACATGCGTGAGATTGTCCAGAACATTGATACCACAGAGATTGAGAACCGCAACCAACAGATCGAGATCAAGATGGAAGAAATGTTGGAACAGGTGAATCAGGCAATCGATTATTCTCGTAGCATCAAGAACGATTTGAGAGATGATTTCAATCGAATGGAAGGAAACGTAGACCGTATCGAAGATCAAGCACGTGATCTTGAAGCAGAGATGGAAGATATGATTGATCGTGCTGACGAACGGTTTGATACCAAGCGTGAGGGTCTACAGACAGACACAGATCGTAAGTTAGAAGCACTGGAGAAAAGACTCAATGAAAAGATTCAAACTTTTATTGATAACCCTCTTGCTGACGGCTAGTCCAGCATACGCAGAGTTCCGACACTTCAACGAATGGACAACCTCTGAGAAGGGGTTGTTCCTAGCATACAATACTGCGGCATATATCGACCATAGGCAGACTCGTGTGGGTCTGCGCAACGGTTATACCGAAGCAAACCCTCTCTACGGTACTCACCCACATAGAGATAAATCTATTGCTATCAATCTATTGATCAGTGGAGCAATGTACTGGGCAATAGGTCACTACCAACCTGACGACACCAACGCACTGATTCTAGGTAGTCTCGTTGCACGTACTGCTGTTGTTGTACGCAACGATAACATAGGTGTCAGTTGGAAGGTTGCCTTCTGATATACTTTTTTGTTATATGCATGTGAAAAAATAATCTAAAAATAGTCTTGACTTCACAACAAGAATCTGAGATAATGTCTTTGTTGATTGGGGAGATCTGGCGTCTCTACTAGGAACCTTCGGGGTTCACTGCTTCTCCCCTCCGTTTTGAGGATTTATTATGACACTTTCTTTTGACTGCGTTTCCTACAATTATCCTGAGACCCGCCTACTAGCGGTGGGTTCCACCATGCTTGTCCGTGAGGGCAACAAAACCCTTTCTATTAAACGTGTTACATCTGCTTACTGTAAGGTTCGGGAGGTCTATTCATGAAACCAATGCATATGGTCGAGTCTATTTCTGAGAAGGAACTGATTGTCCTTCAACGTCAGTGGAAGTCTAATGAAGAGCGTATCAAAGAACTGATCGCCCATCAAAACGAGATCGATAAGTTGTTTGACAAGATCGATCAAGGTAAGGTACTAGTCGGAGTTTAATATTATGAAATATGTAATCCAAACCCAATTTCTTGAGAACTATGGTGCCCATGACTGGGACGGTCAGGGCACATGTCCTCAACGGTGGAAACCCAAGGGTGGGTCCACCTATATCGTTGATGTGTCTCTAGCACAGGCACAAGATCCTGCTTTCTATGAGCAGGTAGAGCAGTGCATTGCGTACCGCTCTGAGTATTCGCAGGAGTATATCCTGTCCCATGACCTCATCGATGATGTGGACTTCGATGAGTCCAACCACGTCGAGGAGTGGGAAGAACCCACCTATGCTTCTTTCGTGGGTGGTGCACTTGAGTGCATTCGAGAGTCGAAGTCTTTCTTCGATCTCACCCCTGTCGCCAAGCGTACTTGGACTCAGATCGTGGGCGGTCATATGGAGAACAGCAGTTATGAGGAGTATGCGGCATGAGCATCAATGATGCAACACCAGCAGAGTGGGATGCGGCGGCAAAGTTGACCCGCACCCGTACACAGATTCTAGAGATCCTGAGAGAGACTCTAGATGAGAGGCAGGATGCACTGCGCAATCTGCCTGAGACACCTAACGGCGAACCCAACATGGAGTTGTATTTCATCACTCGTGAACTGGGTATCATCACTGACCTATCAAAGAAGATCCGTGAGGTGCTGAAGTGATTCACGGATCAATGACTCATTATGCTTCTGGGAGGAAGAAGAAATACAATGCGTGGACTACTAAGAAACGTAAACCTGTGGAGTTTAGAGAACTTCGGACTTCATATTCATATCGTGGTTCTGATACTCACATTCCTAGCTTTGACGGTGGCGGGTGTTCAACTGCCAAACCTGAACGACCTGTTTACTCAGGAACTCTTGTCAAAGGGATAAGCACCATGCACAAGTCAAATGCAGTACCCATCATTGATGAGCAAGAGGCAAAAGATCATGCGAGTATGCGACGATGAATCTTGAGAAATGTTTGTGGCGTGAAGAGACTACCGACTGGGATACTCCGAATCATATCTACATCACTAAGGGTACGGAGTTGGTTGGGTTTGTCCCTAGAGGTGGAGAACTGAAGGTATTCAAGACCACCAAGAAGGCATGGTCACCATCCCGTCGTAAGTTCCGTAAGTTGGGTATCAAAGAAATTCGTAATTATTTACAAAATAATGCTTGACATCTTGTTTTGGATATGAGACAATTACTCCGTAATTAGGGAGGTTGTTATGGATTTTTACTTCGAAGGTCAGGTCAAGAACCGTGGTGTGGTTGCGGTCTACATGCAGAACCTCATCAAGGAACTTGGTCTGAACCGACTCCGCAAACCTTATGTCGAGGTTGTCTTTGCCAACAAGGTTGATGCCTACGGTCTGTGCGAAGGCGATAAGGATTATGCCAAGATCCACATTGCCAAGAAGTGTCCGATGACTGGTCGTAAGATCAGCTTCATGGAGCAGATGAACTGCCTTGCTCACGAGATGGTCCATGCCCGTCAGTTCCTTCGTGGTCAGTTAGTTGCCGAAGGTGCTTGGAAGTGGAAGGGTCGCAATGCGGATGGTTATGAATACGATAACCAACCTTGGGAAAAGGAAGCATATCGACTTGAGAAAGAACTCTTCTACAAGTGCTTCCCTTGGTACTTGCCATTCAACAATTGATAAATATGGTTGCCATTCCAAGGAGACAACGCATGAAGAAACTAACCGTGGTCCTATGCGCATTAATGCTTTCGGGTTGTGAGGTACTCAGTACATCCTTCTATGACGATAACGAAAGCATGGCAATCACCAACATCACTGCTCGTGTTCAGTTCTTAGACTGCGAGAGCAAGACACTAAAGGAGCGACTGAACAATCTCGACTATCACATCGAATGGTTGAAGCAGTACACCAGTGCCAAGGGATCGAAAGACATCTACGATCTTGCGGTCATTATGGATGACACCCTTGAGGGTATGTTAAACAAGGATGATATGAGTCCTGCCTACTGTCGAATCAAAGTACGCAATCTGGATACTCAATCTAAGATGGCGGCAGAAGCAATCATGGGGAGATTCTAATGATGCTAGAACAAGAAAAACAAGCACGTGAATACAAAGAACTCTTGGATACAGGATTTATCAGTCAGGGTGAGTACCTTGATCTAATAGAAGACCTAAAGCGTGAAGTCGATATGATCGATGACACGAATCTAATCGAGTTGAAAGCAGAGTGCTTCAAGGCACTAAACATGCTGTCGAAATTAATTTGAAAAAAAGTCTTGACAACTGATTCTTGTTTTGATATTATGTAATGGTAAAGTTGATTAATTGATTGAGGATTTTGATATGAGTTTTGCTACTGACGTTTTACAGATTGAGACCACTGCTTCTGCTGGTTCT